AATGTAGTTAATAATAATGGTTTAACAGATAATAATAAATCAATATAATTATTATTGAGTTCATAAAAAAAGACAATATTATTATTTTGAAAATTTATAAAATCATTTTCAATAGAAACATTATCTTCTAAATTCAGTTCGGATAAATTGACTGTTGTATTTTCATATTCGTTCATATCTAAATGGTCATTAATAATATAAATTTTATCAAAGTAAGAATGACATTCATAAGATATAAAAGAACTATATTTTAGACCATATACGAATAAGGTTGGATGTTCAATTATTTCAGCTAAATCATAAAGTAATCCGGAATATCTTTCTAATTTGCCTATAATAGGAAATAGTTTAAGACTATTGTACTCATCGTGACGAAATGGTGGATAGTCATTAGGATTACATTGATAATTATTTTTATTGAATATTATCATTGAAATATTTATTTTAGAATAGATATTTCAATTAATATCTATACGCATTTTTTTAAGATGTATAAGCAAGACCACCCATACCATTAGTAATCCTTAATACATTATAATTAATAGCATATAATCTAACTAAACGATATGAAGCACTGCTTATAAGTGTAGTAGTATCTAAATTTAGTGTTAATAAAGTATTATCAAGACGACTAAAATTACAAGAGCCAGACGGTTGATGTTCTTCTGGATTAATTGCAAAAGAGTATATATGAATGTATGGAAGTGCTGAATTAGCTCCGGAACCTTTATGATATTGGAATCGTTGAACTTTAGTAAAATAAGAACCGTCTCTAAGTGAAAATCGGTCTTGACCATTAAACTGTAAAACAGCACTTTTACATTTCTCAAAATTATCTATATTATATGATGAATTATCAGAAGTATCTTGTATAACCCATACGAGTTCTTTAATAGGGTGGAAGAATTGAAAATCAAGGTGATATTTTGTATCTGTAGTTTGTATAGCTTTAGATTCGTATACTTGTAATTGGTCAATTAAATATTGGTGTGTATTATTCATGAATAATCGTCGTTCATCGGTATCTAAATAAAAATAGTCAGCATATATTTTGAGATTAGTAATATTAGCACTACCAGTAACTTTATTAGCATCTTTAAAGTGAATTGAAAGATAACATTCGTTATATTGTAATGCGACTAATGGAATAGCAAGACCCGGATTACGACAAAACCAGAATTGTAAAGGTATATAAAGTTTATCATCGGTTGATGAAAGCATATCATCTAACATTTGTAATTTATCAACTGGATAAGTTAAGTCACACCAAATAGCCATCCACTCTCCATATTGTCTATCTATTAATTGACTACCTATAGTAAAATCAACATAGTCAATAAGTTGATAGCCATAATAAGTACTAACGATACTGGATATATCCATAGTAATTTCTAAAAATATGGTAGATAGTAAATCACCATTTAGAGGGACTTTAGTAATAACACGGGAACCCATATTAACATTATAGTCATTATCGTAAATATTAATAGATTCAATAGAAAAGTTAGAATGGCGACGATATATGAATTTAAAATATGTTATTTGTGGATTACCTGTTAAATATATATCTTGAGCACCATATGCTGTAAGTTGTAGAGTAGCTCCAGGCATAAAGTAGAATTTATAATATACATATTTTTTATTATCATAAATTTATTGTATAATATTATAAATTCAGTTATGAATAATAAAAATATTGTTTATTTACCAAGTGAACAATTAATAAATAATTTTATAAATAATGTAGTCCAATATATACAGAATAATAATACACAATCTATTATAGAAAATTATATAGTAATAGGAAGTAATTATTTATATTTGGAAGATGAGATATTAGATATAATAAATATAATGAAAAATGATGTAGAACTATTTATTGAAAAAAGTTCAACTTTTACAAAATTGATATTAGATATAGATTTTAAATGGACACTTATATATGGATATAAAATATTATTTAAAAAAGAGAATGATGAATATTATCATATCAAGATATATAGGCCAAAAATAACAATATTATATTTGACAGATAAGATAAATGATGTATTAGAGAATTGTAAGAAGAGTATTTATAAATATTGTAAAAAGAATAATTATGTATTCGTTCATCAATATTCAAAATTATTCAATTCTTTTTATAATCGGTTAGAATATACTTCAAGACGTATATTAGATGATGAATATGTATGTGTATTATATAATTATAGTTTTATAGTGAATTATGAGTTATCAATAATGGATATAGTTAGAATATTGTGTATGGATAAATATACAATATCGTTAGACTATATAAATGGAAAATTATTAAAAAATAATTTTATAATGAGAAATTCAAGAAGATTAATAGATATAGTTAAGGAGTTAAAGTATTTTGAAGAAGATGATGAAAAGATGATAAAATATATAAAGGAATGTATATCAAGAGATGTGAATATATGTAGTATACATTCTTATATAAATAAGAAGAGTGGTTATTATATGCGTGCTGGATTTTTAGATTTAGTACATACTATGAATACTCAAAAAGAAGAAGATGATAATGAATATGATATGATAAATATAATAGAGACACATATGTCCGGGAATAATTTAAATGGAAATGAACAGTTTTTCAATATAATTGGTAAAACATATACAACAGGAAATATGGTGAATGGATGTAATGGAACGATAACTTTTATGAAGAATAATAAGATATTGTATCCTTTATCAGAGAAATATGGAGAATATAAGAAGTTGAATAGTAGTTCATATGAGATAATATTAAATGATAAGAGATATATATTAGTATTTTTTAATAATTATAAGAGATATATAGGAACTTTAATAGATGAATTGGGTGATGTGATTACAGGAAATTTACTGCGTTAAATTGAGCTTTTCAACTTACGAAATCTCTAAAATAACTACTTAAAGCCTTTATTTAGGTGTAATATATAGTATATATAGGGTTGTATATACTGTATATATAAAACAGTTAAATAGTTAAAATATTTTCTAATATATATATGAGTTTATTGATTTCCTAATTAGAATTAGGCACTTTAATTAGATGTATTAATAGCTCCCATTCATATTCAATTTATCATTATTTATTTGTAATATTTTATTATGGATATTACTGGTCTAACTATTATAGCCTTTATAGTTTAATAAAAGATGATTCATATTGATATGATAGACCCATCTATTTTGTAGCTACACTATTAGATTAGGCATATTTATCTTCACCGCGGATGTAGATGAATTGCCAACTTTTGGAGACCGTGACTGTTTTTTTGGCAGGCTTTTTCCTAAAAAGCCCGAGACTTTTTTGATTTTATTTATTTATTTATATTTTCCCCTTTTTGTGGACTTTGTTTTTTCAAATAATCATATAATTTGAAAATACAATACTTTATAATGAATATGCTAAACCACCCATACCACTCATTATTCTTAATACATTATAATTTGGCGCATATACATTTAACAGTCTATAAGCTGTATTATTACTAAAATTACCTAAATCCGTAATCATATTGCTTTGTGATAAATCTATATTCAAAGTTACATTATTTAAACGACTAAAATTACAAGTTCCACTTGGTGCTAAATCATCCGGATATAAAGAGAACGAATATATGTGTGTATATGGCAAACCTAATGCTATACCTACACCTGTATGATATTCATATCTTTGAACATCAACGAAATATTTTCCTTTTCTTTTTTTGAATCGGTCAATACCATTCATTGTAATATTAGCTGATACTACTTGTTCGTATCTATCTATGTAATATTTAGAATCACCACTAACATCCTGAATAACCCATATAAGTTCTTTAACAGGGTGAGCAAATTTTAAATCTTGTGAATAATAAGTTTTATTAATATCTATTTTTGTTGATACAAATTGAACTTGTTCTATTAAATATTCGTGACTTCTTTTAGCAAATAATTTTCTTTCATCAGTATCTAAAAATATATAATCACACCATATACTACACTTTGTTATATCACCACTATTTGAAATATTTTCAGCATTTTTAAAATATATATGTAGTTTCACATCGTGATATTGTAAAGCTACTAATGGTAAAGCAGAACCCGCATTTCTACAAAAAAATAATGGTAAGGGTATATATAATTCTTGAGCAGTGACACTAACCATATCATCTAATATTGTCATCTTATCATAAGTATTTGTTAAATCATACCATAACATCATCCATTCCCCTGGTAATCTTTGTATTAATTGGCTACCAATTTCAAGGTCAATATAATCAATTAATTGAAAACCAAAATATTCATCTTCTATATTTTGATTACTATATTCTAATTCAAGATATAATCTATATAGTAAATCACCATCACGAGCTATATTACAAGTTATTTTTCGTCCTAATAATGCGCTACCAATATATGATTGTTCCATTTGTTCAATAGCAAAGTTTGTATGTCTTTTATAAACAAATTTGAAAAAGGTCATTTGTGGATTACCTGTTAAATATATATCTTGAGAACCATATGAAACTAATTGCATAAGACCACCGGTCATTTATATTTATTATAGTTTGTTAAAATAATAATAATTATCGTGCGTATAAGAATATTTATTTTAATCATATAAATTATAATGAGTTATAAGGGTGATTACATTAAACGGCAGATCGACTTTTTTAATAATAATAACGATTATGTCCGTAATCCAATGCAGTCTGACCTTGATGCTAATGGGTTCCGTATCACTAATTTGGGACCACCTGTAAATCTAAATGATGCCGCCCGTCTGGCTGATATCTCGGGTGGTGGTAGTGGTAATTTATGGTATTTATATCCAGCATATGCCGATGTCAGTTTTAATTGTAATTCATTATTAGATGTATCATCTATAGTTTTTTGTGATGATATGTCTATTATTCGTGGAGCAGGTGGATTCTTTGATATTAGTTCAAATAATCCAATACGTATTAATAATAATACTATTTATATCAACAATAATGGTTATGTCGGTATTAATAATAATAATCCCCTATATAATTTGGATGTTAGTAACTCATTTCATACAATATATATATATGATTATTTAGATTTATCTGGTAACAATGGACAAGTTTTATCATCTACACCTAATGGTATTAAATGGATTGATGTTGCTGATATTAGTGATAATTTATGGATACCCAACGGCAATAATATATATAACGCTAATCTAACCGGTAATGTTGGTATAGGAATAACAATACCTATTTATAGGTTAGATGTTAGTGGTGATATTCATTCATATAAAAGCCTTTTTATTGATAATAGTGCTAACATAGGTAATACATTATACGTAGTTCATAATAATAATAGAGTAGGTATTAATACATCAAATCCACAATATGATCTTGATGTTAGTAGTTCTTTTCATACCAAATATATATATGATTATCTTGATAGCAGTGGTATTGGTGGTATATTAACAAGCTCTAATAATGGTATTATATGGAGTAGAGATATTTCATTAAATAGGTTAGATGTTTCACAAGCGACTATTATAGACTTATCAAGTAATAAAATATTTGTTAGAGACTTATCTGCTGTAAATGCTTCAATCATAAATGCTGATATTTCCAGTTTAACTGTTAAAGATATTATAGGTGGTAAAATAGACGCAAGTATCAATATATTAGATACAAATGATGTCCGCACTTGTTATATAACTTTTGTTGATAATAGTGGATATCAAAAATTACGAATAGATACACAAAAACTCATATATAATCCAGGATTAGATAGATTAGGTATCGGTATAAATCCTAATTATAATTTAGATGTGAGTAGTTCTTTTCATACAAGATATATATATGATTATATTGATAGTAGTGGTGTAGGTGGTATATTAACGAGCACATATAATGGTATTATATGGAGTAGAGATATATCATTAAACCGATTATATGTAACAGATTTATCAGCAGTGAATGTGTCCATTATAAATTTAGATGTATCACAAGCAAATATTAGGGATTTATCAAGTAATAAGATATTTGTTAAAGATTTATCAGCAGTGAATACGTCAATCATAAATTTAGATGTTTCTTATTCATATATTAGTCGTCTGGATGTTAGTAATGCTAATATTAGAGACTTGTCAAGTAATAAGATATTTGTTAGAGACTTATCATCAGTCAATGCTTCAATCATTAACTTGGATGTATCACAAGCGAATATACGAGATTTATCTAGTAATAAGATATTTGTAAGAGATTTATCAGCAGTGAATGCTTCAATTATTAACTTGGATGTGTCTAGTGCTAATATCAAAGATCTAAGTAGTAATAAGATATTTATTAGAGACTTATCAGCTGTAAATTCGTCAATTATCAACTTGGATGTATCTAGAGCAAATATTAGAGATTTGTCAACTAATAAGATATTTGTTAGGGACTTATCAGCAGTTAATGCTTCAATAATCAACTTGGATGTATCTAGAGCAAATATTAGAGACTTGTCAAGTAATAAGATATTTGTTAGAGACTTATCAGCAGTGAATGTTTCTATTATTAACTTGGATGTATCACAAGCAAATATAAAAGACTTATCTAGCAATAAGATATTTGTAAGAGACTTATCAGCAGTGAATGTCTCCATAATTAATTTGGATGTATCTCGTGCAAATATAAAAGACTTATCCAGTAATAAAATATTTGTTAGAGACTTATCAGCAGTAAATGTATCCATCATCAATTTAGATGTATCACAAGCGAATATCAAAGACTTATCCAGTAATAAGATATTTGTTAGAGACTTATCAGCCATCAATGTTTCAATTATTAACTTGGATGTATCACAAGCGAATATTAGAGATTTATCAAGTAATAAAATATTCGTTCGAGATTTATCAGGAGTGAATACATCAATCATCAATTTGGATGTATCGCAAGCGAATATACGAGATTTATCTAGTAATAAGATATTTGTTAGAGACTTATCAGCAGTAAATGCTACGATAATAAGACTAGATGTTAGAGACTTATCTGCTGTAAATGCCTCAATTATTAACTTGGATGTATCACAAGCGAATATTAGAGATTTATCAAGTAATAAGATATTTGTTAGAGACTTA